TGTATGATATGCCAAGATTATCCATTTTCAAGCCTGAAAAGGGCAATGACTACAAGTTCTTTGATCGTAACATCAAGGAGATGTTTCAAGTAGGAGGAACCGACCTACACTTCCACAAATACCTGGGACCTTACGATCAAGGGAGTACTAATAAAGATGGAGAATCTTCACCAACACAACCACAGTATTCAGGAGATTCTTTAAACGAAAGGACCATACAAGATTTATTATTTTTAGAAAACAGAGATAGGAAATATGATGCCGACGTGTATGTTGTGAGAGGAATTTACAATGTTCAAGACGCAGACTTCAATCTGTCACAGTTTGGCATGTTCCTGCAGAACGACACACTATTTTTAACAGTACATTTAAACGACATGGTAGAGAGAATTGGCAGGAAACCAATGTCAGGTGATGTTATAGAATTTCCACACATGAAAGAAGACTATTCGTTAGACGAGAGCATACCGATTGCATTGAAAAGATATTATGTTGTTGAGGATGTGAACAGGGCGGCGGAAGGATTCTCACAGACATGGTGGCCACACCTATTAAGATTGAAAATGAAAACATTAGTTGACTCTCAAGAATACAGAGACATATTAGGTGATGCTACAACAACAGGATCTCTTGCAAGTTACATGTCAACTTTTAACAAAGAGAAATCTATTAATGAGCAAGTTGTTGCACAGGCAGAATCAGATGCACCAAAATCAGGATTCAATTACAAGCAATACTATGTCGCACCCATTGATGAAAGAGGTAACATCAGGACAGCAGGAATTGATGACGATATTAAAGTTTCTTCAAACACGAATGTAAATGCTGTGCTAGACACACCAGCAAGTTCGCACTATGGTTTCTACATGGACGGCGACGGCGTTGCACCAAACGGACATCCTGCAGGCTTTGGGATATCATTTCCTAGCGTTTATGAAAAGGGTGATTACTTCTTGAGGACTGATTATCTTCCAAACAGATTGTTCCGTTTTGATGGAACCAGATGGGTCAAGATAGAGGATTCGGTTAGAATAACTACAACAAACAACGATTCGAGAGCAAACTATAAAACAGGTTTTGTCAACAACTCATCATCTGATACCATTAATGGATTGACTGTCACACAAAGACAATCATTAACTAATGCTCTCAAACCAAAGGCTGACAATTAAGAATGCTACACTTCTATGAAGGACAGATCAGGAAATTTTTAACTCAATTCATTAGAATATTGAGTAATTTCTCTGTGGAGACCGGCAAGGGCAAGGATGATGCAATCACTTTACGAGCTGTTCCTGTTGTGTACGGGGATCCTACTAGACAGGTTGCAAACATTATTAGACAGAATTCTGAGAACACATTACAGTATGCTCCGAGAATAGCGGCCTATGTCAGGGAACTGAATTATGACAGGGAAAGGATGCAAAACCCGTATCATATAGAGAAACAACATTTAAAAGAACGAGGGATTGATGCAGATGGAAACTACACAAATCAATTAGGTGCTGGATACACAGTTGAAAAAGTTATGCCGTCACCGTTTAGATTGCAAGTCACGGCAGACATATGGAGCACAAACACAGACCAAAAATTACAGATTCTAGAGCAGATTTTATACCTTTTCAATCCAGATTTCGAGATACAGAAATCAGACAACTACATTGACTGGACCAGCCTAAGTTACGTAGAGCTTGAAGGAATAACGTTCAGTTCGAGAACAATTCCAGTAGGTGCAGACACAGAGATAGATATTGCAACACTACAATTCTCAATGCCCATATGGTTGTCACCACCAGTAAAAGTCAAGAAATTAGGTGTTGTACAGAAGATCATCATGAGTGTGTATGACGACGATGGCGGAATAGCAAAAGGATTGATCGACGGATCTCTTATTTCAAGAAGCTTCATCACACCAAACAATTTTGGATTATTGGTATCAGGAAATCAATTGAGATTACTAGGTACGACAGGAGTCAATGTTAAGTCAGGTGGAGACGGATTCTTCACAGGAGGAAAAGATCCAGGGTTAGCCGATCCTTTCGAAACGTTTGGACCAGCAGTCAACTGGAAGGTGCTACTGGAACAGTACGGAGTAGTAACCAATGGTACATCACAGATTAGGTTAACACAACCAAACGGCAATGAGATTGTAGGAACAATAGCAACAACAACACTCGATGACACTATCCTGTTATACAGCATTGATGGCGACACAATACCTGCCAACACACTGACAGCAGTTTCTAAAATAATTAATCCTGCAACATTTGATCCAGGCACACCCACAAACGGAACAAGGTATCTTGTGATCAATGACGTGGGAGATTCAACAGCAAGTTTCCAAAGTGCAACTTGGGGTACACTTGTAGCAAGTGTTGGTGATATAATCGAATACAACAGTACAACCAGCAAATGGAACATAGCCTTTGATGCCTCAGACCCGGACTCAACACAGCACTACGTTACTAATCTCAACACCGGGATTCAATACAGATTCAATGGCACGGAATGGGTGAAATCATATGAGGGTGTCTACACACAAGGTAATTGGAGCATAGTTGTAGATGGTGGTTACACTGCTAACGATGACGCTTCTGGACAAGACGCAACTACCCCTTGATAAATCACAAACGATCTGTTATAATATAGCATGGAAGATAACATCATATGTTCTGGTGCACTTTTTTACAGCACATCAACTAAACGTTTCCTGTTCTTGCAGAGGACTGACAGTAAGACCAAAGGAATGTGGGGACTGGTTGGAGGCAGGATGAAGTACACAGAATCGGCCTTCGAAGGACTGAAGAGGGAAATAAAAGAAGAAGTGGGAGCAATTCCCAAGTTCAAGAAAGTTATTCCCTTGGAGATGTTCACTTCAAACGATGAGAAGTTTTTCTTCCACACTTATCTTATTGCGATAGAGACTGAATTCTTACCCAAGCTGAATGCTGAACACTCTGGCTACTGCTGGACTGCGTTTGAATGTTGGCCCAAGAATCTACACATGGGTTTGAAGAATACCTTGAATAATAAAGCCATCAAAGGCAAGTTACAGACTATTTTAGATTTGATAACTTAATTAACCAGCACTAATTTTTACAGTACCGCTGTCATTCCAAAGTTGACCCGCATTACTAGGATCGCTTGTTGGCAAATCCGTTGCCATTACTTTCCCTGAATTGTTTATCATCAGTGTGCCGTTGTCGTCTGGTAGGTCTATGTTTCTTTTCGTAGTTGATGTACCTGACACGAAAGTTTTTTTACCGTCTTCTGTCTGCCACACGAATGGAACATCACGGTGTGCGTAGATGGCATTGTTGGCGATGGTCAATAAGGGTTTGTGCTGTCCGTCTTTCCTGCCAATTATCTGTATCACACTCTGGTCTGCACCTTTCTTGTTGTCCTTGATGCTACCTTTTATCGAGCCTATTCTGATGTTTTCTCCGGCATCATTTTTTCCTTGGAACTCCAACCAAGTATCTGCGTTTATCTCGATGTTGCCGCTTATTTTTACACTCATGTATGTATTTATTGTTTACAGGCCAAAAAAAAAAGGCCCTATATTTCTACAAGGCCTTTTGATTCTACTAAAAAGTATGAATATTTATTAGTTGTTTGTCCTCACCGCACAATTTACCAATTTGATTCCTGCGTCAGTTGAGCTCTCTAGTGCTCTTCCAATAACGTTGAAAGGTGAAATTGTTTCGCCTGTTGCGGCCGCTCTCGCACAACCTTTAGTTGATGAACTAACTAATCTTTGACCTTTGGTTACAGCACCTGTTACCCTCACTGGAGTTCTTCCAGTCATTGCAACAAATGGATGTGAATCGTTGTTACCTGCACCTGCGTTCATGGCGTAAGCTGGTTGATCAGATATGACACCAAAAACTTGATCAGATAAGTCTGATGTTGTTTCTGTGATCTCTGCATCACCGCCTACCATTACTACTGCACCTGCCGTCATAGGAGCGTCTGCTTCGAAACGCTCGGCAACGTCCGCGTACTGAGCCGAAGTTGCTAAGGCGTGTACAACGTTACATCTCACATCGACCAAGTTGGTCTCTGTTGCTGTGATTGGTGTCTCATTGTCTGCACCCCTGGAAGCCCTCAATGCTGTGAAGGCACCACCCGCGTTACCATGGATAGTTGTTCCGTCATCTGCAAAGCCTTCGTCCCAAACCCAGAATAGATCTTCTTCTGTGGTATCTGATGCGACACCCCTGTTAATTACTAGACCCGAGTAAACTGGCATTCCTGAAGCGGCAGATACTGTTCTGTTCACTTCAATCAAGTTGTCCTCAATCGCTAGTGTAGTCGTGTTAATAATTGTGTTAGTACCGTCAACAGTCAAGTTTCCACTCACCACTAAGTCGTTAGTGATAACTGTTTGACCAGTTGCTGTGATAGTACACAGTCCCGAAGATGATATTAGTAAGTCAGTTCCGTCACCCTCGATCTTCTCACCTGCATCACCAAAAACTAAACCCTTGGCATTGGGCAAGTGTACGTCTGAGTCCGGACTCAAGTTAAGTTTACCACCTGATGTTATTGTGAAATCGGTGTTGTTTGATTCAATATGCTCTCCACCATCACCAAAGATTAAACCAACAGCATTTGGAATAACAACATCTGTTGTCGCTGTTAGGTTGATTAATGCTCCTGATGTTACTGTAAGGTTCGTGTCATTTGATTCGATCTTCTCACTTCCGTTGGCATCAAAAACTATTCCAATGTTTTGTGGAACGTGTACGTCTGTTCCTGCTGATAGATTGATCTTGCCACCTGATGTTACTGTAAGGTCTGTGTTGTCACCCTCGATCTTCTCACCTGATCCAAAAGTTAAACCAATGTTAGCTGGTATTACTACGTCCCCATCGGCCGCCGGTGTTAAGTTGATTTTATCGCTTGAAGCGATGGTTAAATCTGTTCCGTCTCCTGAGATACTTTCATTAACGTCAACAAAATGAAGTGGTATACCACTTGGTATAACAACCGCCGCCGCCGCTGTAAGATTGATGTTGTTACCTGAAATTGTTAAGTCGGTTCCGTCACCCTCGATCTTCTCTCCATCGTTACCAAAAGTAAGCCCGATGTCGGCTGGAATGTTTATGTCTCCATTTGCTCCAACTGAGATTGATAAGTCAGTTCCATCTGATTCGATCTTCTCTGCTTGGTCGGCAAACGCTAGACCAATGTTCGCTGGTATTACTACGTCTCCTGACGCCGCACATGTAAGTAGAATGTTTCTACCTGAGTTGATTGTTAAGTCAGTTCCATCTGATTCGATCTTCTCATTAACATCAGTGAAATGTAATCCAATGTTGGTCGGAATAACAATGTCTGTTCCCGCTGATAAATTTAGTAAGTTACTTGAAGATATTGTCAAGTCAGTTCCATCACCTTCGATCTTCTCACCTGCATCACCAAATATTATTCCTTTGTCATTGGCCAGTTTTACATCCGTTGTTGCCGCTAATATGATCTGTGCACCGGAAGTGATTGTAAGGTTTGTGTTGTCAGTTTCAATGTGTTCTCCACCATCACCAAAAACCAAACCTACTGCATTTGGAATGTGTACATCTGTCGTTGCTGTTAAATTAATTTTTGCACCGGAGTTTACTGTCAAATCAGTTCCATCTGATTCGATCTTTTCATTGGCATCTACAAATTGTAATCCTATGTTGACCGGTATTACTACATCTGCTCCTGCGTTTAATAGAATGTTTCCAGTTCCTTTGGGAGTGATGTTTATTGGAACGTTTGTTTCTCCACTTGTGCCTAGGATTGGGCCGTTACCCGATGCCGCGTTTGAAATTTCTAATTCATTAACTGCTGAACCTATTGTCTGGAAAATGATCTGTTCATTTCCACTTGCGTCTGCAATGAATCCTGCATCTACTATTTTTGGTGCTGTTAATGTTTTATTTGATAAGGTTAATGTGTCTGTTGCTATCGCGGCATCTTGATCGTCCACGTATTTCTTGTTGGCAAAGTCACCGTCAGCACTTGGTGCCGCTGTTGCTCCGCCTGTGATTGTGTTGGCTGAAGCTGATATTACTATATCACCTACTTCCAGTCCGTTGTTTACTCTAAAATTTCTTGTTGTCATGGTTCCATATCTCCCGCATGATTGTTAATATTGCAGATATTTATGCTTAGATGTGTTTATTCTTCTGCTAGACAGCTTATTCTGTACGCATTGACCACTGTTGAAGCACCTGATGTGGCAGATACAGTCATCTGCACAGTATTGTCAGCTGTACCAATGTAGGCGCCAGTAAATTCCAACTGTGTTGTTCCCTTGGTTGAAACGAAAGGACCTGAGCTGATTCCTGCCTCACCGATGTCACCTGCCATGTATACTTCCTGTATGCTGTAGGCACTCTCTGTATCATTTTTTCCTACCACGTAGTAAACTGCCGCAGTTGTATCGTCAAGATCGAAACTGTCAAACGCTGTGGCAGTTGAACTCACTGTGGTAGCACCTATTACCTTCTGGTTGCTATTTGCTATTGCAGTCATTGAATCTGATAGTAGAATTTTGTGTATTTTCAATTTCAGATTTGTTGTCAGACCTGCCGCACTCAACACAACATTGGAGCCACTTATGGCCGCTGACAGCGTTATCATGTTGTTGTTGCCTGTGTTGACTGTGCCGAACTGTGCTACGAAGGCATTGGTGCCATCATGCACAACTAGTGCTTCTGTCACTCCCGTCTCTGTCTTGGCGTCGTCATCAATCAGTATGGTGTACTTCGCGGCCCTGAATGAAGCGTGTGCGAATGTGTCAACGCTTTCTGATGCTGAATCAACATCTACGTTTGACGTTGTCACTGTGTTACCTGATGTGGCATCGGCAGTGTTTGCTGTTGAAATTGGGATCTTGTAGAAACTGACTTTGCCATCCGCACTTGGTCCTGTTATTTTCACCCTGACTTGATCTGCCGCGATGTCCGCCGATGTGGTTGGCAAAAGATTACCAGTTCCCGAGCAACCACCCCTTGCACTACCGATGAAAGCTGTGGTGTTGTTGTGACATACCGTGAACACTGATCCACTTGTGTGATCGTTTGTGAGATCATTCAGTGCCATGAAATACCATGCCATGTCGAAAGCAGTGTCTTGGAAGTAGTCCACCGTCTTTGCTGAGGTGTTTACTTTCTTGTTGTTCTTGACCACTGCTCTTGTGTCATCTGATACTGTTGTAGTCACAGTATCGAATGATAAGGTCCCTGAACCGTCTGTGACCAGTGCTTGTCCACTTGTTCCATCTGCTGTTGGAAGATTGAATGTTGTACCACCAGAGGTTATAATAAGTTTACTGCCATCCGATTTGACAGATTCGTTCGCATCAACAAATTGTATCGCATTGTTTGAGCCCAAGGTCACTGTGCTGTTGAATGTTGCGGCACCCGCCTCACTCATGTCTAGTGTTAAAGCTGTAATACTTGCTCCTCCATCACTACCTGAAAAAATTACATCTTTATCTGATACTAATGATCTTATATTAAAATTTGAAGAATCTGAAAAAAATACACCATATTGTGTACCACTTTTTACAAAATTAACATTACCACCAGCAGAATCTAAACTAATATTTCCTGTACTTGTGATGTTTGTAATAACAGGATCCGTTAAAGTTTTATTTGTTAAAGTCTGTGAACCTGACAATGTGGTTACTGTTGAATCTATTGCAAACGTAACTGCATTTCCAGATCCTGATGTGTCAATACCTGTACCACCTGTAAAAGTTAATGCTTCACTATCTAAGTCAATTGCTAATGCACCACCTGAGTCTGCTTGAAAGTCTAAATCTTGTGCAGTAACTTGTGAGTCAACATATGCTTTGATTGACTGTTGTGTTGCCAAGAATGTTGCACTGTTGCTTGACATGTTGTCTTCGTCGGCAATACCTGTCACAGTTGCACCAGTTGCCAATGCCAATGATGTTGACATGGTAACATCTGCTAACGAAGATGTGCCTGATACTGTCAACGCATCAGTGGTCACTGTGCCATCAAAGAATGCATCTTTGAATTCTAAAGAAGACGTACCTAGATCTATTTGATTGTCCGTGACCGGAGATAGTGCTCCATCGCCTATTGTCAATCTACCTGAGCCACCTGTCGCTATCGTGATCACATCTGATCCTGAGAAAGTGATTGATGTGTTTGTGTCAGCGTCACCGCTGATTGAATCTATTGATAAACTCCCAACATTGGATATGTTTTGATCGTTGAAATCCACAGTGCCTGTGACCACTAGGTTACCATCGATCTCCACGTTGTCATTGATGTTTATTGTTGTTGAATCTGCTGAACTTATGGTTGTTCCACGAAATGTTATTGCATCTAGCACGATGTTTCCTGTGCCTGATGTTGTTAATGTTAAATCTGAGTTTGTTGGTGCTACTAGGTTGGTGATTGAAATATCACCCTCTGCACCGAACTCTAGGGCATTACCTGCCGCATTTACTTTTAATACCTGTCCCGCTCCGCCTACTGCTGTTAGACCCGTACCACCGTTCGTTACTGGAATCGATTCTCCTGTCTGGAATTCGGCCATTCCCGTGGCTACGTTTGATGCGTTAAAGACTACTCGTACCGGTGTTTTATCTGCCATAATGTTCTCGTTCTGTCCCCGGCCTTCTTGTAATCACCGGATG